GATCAGGGATCAGCTTGGGGAATGTGACTACTCTGCGCAGGGGCGTGCAATGCTCGGCCAGGCCGTGCTGTACGGCACAGGTGTTATGAAGGGGCCGATTCTTAAAACAACGGTAAAGCGCCGTTGGAGTGTATCGACGAAATCATTTGAGGCAACATTCACCGGTGACACGACACCGGCAGCCAAGCACGTTGACCTATGGAGTTTCTACCCGCAGCCGAGTAGGACTATAGACGAAGCCGAGCATGTGTTCGAGTTGAACATGATGACTCGCAAGCGTTTGCGGTCATTGGCGATGCAGCCAGGGTTTGACCCGAGCCAGGTAAAGCGGTTGCTTGATCTTGATCCGGTGCAGAATGGGCTACTGCAATCATCCATGATGGCCGGGTCGAACACTACGCGCACCTCACAGCAGGCAACGATTAGCAAGCGTTATGCCGTGTGGGAGTACAGCGGCCCGGTGCAGAAAGGCGATGTTGGAGCGTTTCTTGTCGGCCTTTACGCATCGGAGAAGATTGACGCGGATGACATGGCGCAATTGACTGCCGTACTGGAAAAGCATTCGATGGATGAGATCGAATGTAACGTGTGGTTTTCGCAGGGGATTGTGCTGAAGGTAGCACTTCCATTCATGGAAACAGGTGACCGGCTCCGGTATTACGTATTCAACTACGAAACAAACCCGGAGAGCATTTTTGGATACGGTGTGCCGTATCTGATGGCGGATGACCAAGTGGCGGCAAACCAGTTGTGGCACGCAATTGTGCTGAACTCGATGGTGAGCGCCGCGCCGCAGATCGGTGTGAAGAAAACGGCGCTAATCCCGATGAGCGGGCAGGCAGGTGGCCGTGCGTTCCATCTTGGCGTTGCAAAGCCGCGTGTGTGGGCGATGAACGATGAGATAGACGATATCAAGCAGGCGCTTTCCGTATTCAACATCCCGAACGTGGCTGGTGCATTGCTGCCGGTATACGAGCGGATCAAGGCAAATGCTGACGAACACACGATGACGCCTATCGCATTTCAGGGTGGCACAAGCAGCATACAGTCCACGTCAAGCGGCACTGCCATGCGCATGAACTCTGACAACATTGTCATGAGAAGGCTGGCAAAGAACTTTGATGACCAGGTGACAACGCCACTGATCCGAGCTTTCTACGACTTCAACATGGACCCATCGCTGAATCCAGACCCGGAAGTGAAGGGCGACTTCAAGGTTATTCCAAAAGCGGTATCGCACTTGCTGGTGAAGGACATTCAGGCGCAGCACATGCAGTTTGCCACGCAGATGTTTTCCAGCAACCAGATGTTGCAGCCATTCATGAAGCCGTACAAGTGGGCGGTAGGGAACCTTGAGTTTCTCGATATCAGCGCAGAGGACTTCCTGTATACCGAGGAAGAACTACAGGCGCAGCAGAGCCAGCAGCCAGAGCCGCCGCCCGATCCTAATATGACCCGTGCGCAGGCGCAGCAGGCGCAGGCTGACGCAGCGCTCAAGCGCGCCGAGAACGATGCACAGCGGATTCAGGTACAGGCTACGCTGGACAATCAGGACAGGCAGCTTGACAACCAAGAGCACCAAGAGCAGATCGCATTGCGCGAACGGCTTGCTGAGACGAAGCAGCAGATTGAGGCGGCCAAACTGGCGCTTGCGTCGGCTAGTTTGGATCAGCAGGGGCAAGTTGCCATGCAGAAACTATTGACGCAGCTTCAGGTTGCCGACAAGGCGATGGAGACGCAGAGATACCGCGCAGACGTAAAGGCGACCACTGATGCCGAGCGTATAATGCGCGAAGCATCTGCACGTCTTGGAGGTGCCACGCAATGATCCCAGGGCTATTATCATCGAAAGTGTGGCCTGCTATTGAGGCCGAGATGAATGGCAGGATTGCGGCTCTTTTAACGCAGTTAGAAGCCGTATCGCCAGACAAATTGCCAATGCTTCAGGGGCGGATTAAAGAGGTTCGGAGGATGCTTGACATTATGACCAGTAAGGATGAGACTTATGCAAACGAATGAACAGCAGGCCAATGAATCGCCGTCGCTTGATGAACTGATGGCGCAGTTGGATGAAAAGGAAGAATCGGGCGGTAAAGAGCCTGAGAAAGAAGTCCCGGAAGATACCGGCAATACTGCGCCTGATGAGGATGGCGGCAGCCAAGAAACAGAGGGCGCTGTAGAGAATACAGACGATGAGCCGGCATGGCTTGCGTCGTTGCCACAAGAAGCACGCGACGAGTATACTCAGGCGCGTGATCGGTTAAAGCAGTATGAACGCGACCTTGCGCAAGAACGGCAAGCTCGCGGTGCGGTAGAAGGACGGTTGGCCCCAGTGCAGCGCGCACTCTCGCGGCGTGAGCAAGAGATTGCTCAATTGCAGTCGAGACTGAAACAGCAGCCTGACACGCCTACTGGCGGAAGCGCGGCCCCAACGTCACCGAGTGATCTGAACGAGTTGTTCACATCAGACCGGTGGAAACAATGGGCAAGCGACTTCCCGAGCGAAGCGCAGACGATGCAGGAAGCGCTTTCGCGCACGGCTTCAGCGAGCGAAGCCAAGTTTCGTCAATTGGAAGAAAAGCTGGCGGCGATGGAGCCGCAATTCGGCACGATGAATGATCGCCTTGAGCGGATCGCATCTGCCGAGGAACAGACGCGGCTTTATACTGCGCATCCTGACTACCAGCAGATTGACCAAAGTGGCGAGTTTTGGCAGTGGTTTGAGTCGTACCGTGATGAACAGCCAGCAGAATACCGTCGGTTGCTGCAAGATAAGGAGTGGCTTGCAGCGCAGTTCAAGGGTGCCGATTTCCCCATATCGCTACTGAACGCCTACAAGCGCGACGTGCATCTTGCTGAGATTGCGATGAGCGCAGAGCAGCCAGCCCCGGCTCGCCCGGCAGAGGCTCGCCCGGCAGAAAGGCAAAGCAGCGCTGCGGCGAGACTTGCCGTAGCACCATCCGTAAAGCAATCCGCTGCCCCAAGAGGCGGGCGGAAGTTTGATAGTACAGGTGAAGAGTTTGAGGCGATCTTCAACGCCTTGCCTGACTGAACCCAACAAAGCGAGGTAAGAAAACATGGCTACCAATTCGTATACCGGCCAGGCATCGTCTGGCAATATTACCAACCTACAGTCAATTGCCGAGCTTCTGAAAGCGGCGGATGTTGTAGAAGTTTTTGACAAGCTGGTAAAGACAATCCCGGCATCTGGCAATTCAACTGACACCGTTGGCCTGTTGCGCGCCGTAACGCCGGAGGTCATTGTTCAGGAGGTGTCGGAGGGTGTCAATCCGACTTCGTTGGCGCTGACCTACGAGAAGGTAGAGCGCACATTCCAGGAGTTCGCTCTGGTCATGAGCGTCACTAGCCGTCAAGCCGAGCTTGGCGAATATGACGTTGTGGCCGACTCGAAGAACCGCATTGTCGATCTGATGAAGCGTATCCGCGAGAAGAACGCGTGGTTTGAGTATCGCGCAGGTAACGGCGTTGTTTTCCATTCTGCCGCAATCACTGCGCGGAATCAGGTGAATGGGCCGATTACGCTTGGCGCGCTGCGAAGGACGGCTGATATACTGTTGGAGAATCGAGCATCTTACATGGTGGAAATGACCAAAGGTTCTGTGAACCAGAAAACGGTTCCAATGCAGGCTGCGTTCCCGGTTCTCTTCCACACCAACGGTCGTGCAGACGTTCGCAACCTTCCCGGCTTCGTTCCTCGCGCCCAGATTGGCGGCTATTCCGACACGATGCCGCAAGTGTTTGGCACGGTTGACGAGTTCCTTTTCATTTCGACGCCTGAGCTTGAGCCGTTCCTTGGCGCTGGCGCGGCGGTTGGTGCGACCGGCATGAAGTCGGTAGGCGGCACAAATGTTGACGTGTACCCGTTCCTTGTGTTCGGCAAAGATGCGCTTGGCAAGGTAAGTCTGCGCGGCAAGGATCGCGGTTTGGGCGGGTTCAAGATGAATTATCTTGGCGAAGCGGACAAGTCCGATCCTGGCAACTTGCTCCGTCTTATCTCGCTCCGCTGGTGGGATTGCCCGTTGATCCTGAATCAGAATTGGGTACGTCGCATCGAAGC